TGTTAAAATAAAAGATGATGTTTTACCATATCCAGTTTTAGGTAAATTTATAGAATACTTAAATTTGTGTGAATTTGTAGAGGCAAAAACTATCGGTGAAAATAATGATGTAAATATCCCTTCAGAAAAAACACATCGAAACGCAGAAATTTTTCCTTTTTCTCAAGACAATGAATCTTTAAGTAATGTGCATTGGCACAATTTGTTAGCCTCATACTTTATGCAAATATATAAAGAATACAATGCTTTTTACCACCATGTTGATGTTCAACAAATTATAGATATATCTGCACTTCGTTACAAACAAGGATGTTATTATAAAGTGCATACAGACCATCACAGCACCATTCCAAGAACTTTAAGTTTAATTTTTTTACTTAACAATGATTACGAAGGAGGTAATTTAGTTTTTCATGACCCTTTAGACAACAAAAAAACTTATCCAATTGAAGTCAGACCTAATAGAACTATTACTTGGCTTTCAAATTCATTATTTCCACACGAAGTAAAAGAAGTAACAAAAGGCACAAGATATTCGGTAGTATCATGGGCATTATAAATTACAAATTAGAAAAAAATTTTTTATCTAAGGATGAATTAAAAGTCTATGGTCAATATGTTGAATTTTTTCACAGAAATAATTTTAAAGAATTTGACACAGCACAAAGTTTAATTATGGACTCAGCAGTATACGCAGACTCTTTAATGGAGAGTATATTACTTTGTAAAAAAGAAAAATTAGAAAAAATTGTCGGAGAAGAACTTTTGCCTACATATTCTTTTCTTAGAGTATACACAAAAGGTGCAGAGTTAACAAAACACACAGACAGACCAAGTTGTGAAATAAGTGTTACTTTAAATTTAAAAGATAGTGGAGAAGATTGGGCATTGTATTTTGCTGGAACACCAGTGGTTACAAAGCCAGGTGATGCAATAATCTATAAAGGTATTGAAGTGGAACACTGGAGAGAAAAGTTTACTGGTGATTTTCAAGCACAAGTTTTTTTACATTATGTTAGAAAAGAAGGAAAATATAATTCCTATCATAAAGATATGAGACGATATTTTGCTACTAAAAAAGTATGATAATTTACACTTACGCAAAAAAAGGACAAATTGTTCCTGATTGGAATGTACCAGAAAAATATAAGTTAGTAGTGTTTTGCACTGAAGAAGTTGAAGTGCCAAAGTCTTGGTACAAGTCTGTGGTAGAACCAATAATTGAAGATGAAGAAGTAGTTAAAAATATACACAAAATATTACCTCATAGAAAAATTAAAGATGCCACTTATTTTGTTGATTTAAGTAAAAAAATTAAGCAAAATTTTATTAGTAGTATAAACAATCACCCTGCTCCTATACAAACTACAAATGATTGTTCTTGGGTATCAAGACCTTACAATCAAGAAACAATTTTATTTAATGAACTTTGGTACAACAACTACAAATATGTTGTAAATGATATTGATTTAGCATTTAAAGAAACTACTAAACATATGGATTTAAAGCCTACATATATTGACAGCTCTTTAGTTTACTACTGATTTAGTTTACTTTATAATACTTGTATGCCTTTAACAGATATACAAATAGCACCTGGTATTAACAAACAAGTCACTCCAACTGGAGCTGAGGGAAAATGGATTGATTGTGATAATGTTCGCTTTCGTTATGGTTATCCAGAAAAAATAGGTGGTTGGGAACAAACTACCGATACAACAGTTGTTGGAGTAGCAAGAGCTATACACATATGGTCAGACTTGGATGGTAGAAAATATATTGCAGTCGGCACACACAGAGGTTTATTTGTTTATTACGATGGTTCATTTTACGATGTATCACCATTAGCCACAGCTTTGACTTCTTGTACACTTAGTTCTAGTAATGGTTCTGCTACGGTAACAGTTAATAAAATATCTCATGGATTACAAAAAGGGCATCTTTTAACTTTTTCAAGTGTTACTTTACCAGGTGGTGGTGCAACAGGTTTTACAACAGCAGACTTCACTACAAACACTTTTGAAGTAACTACAGCATCTTCTGATTCTTTTACTGTTACAATGGCATCAAGTGAAAGTGGCAGTGGTATGAGTGCAGCTGGTAGTGTTACTGTTAATGAGTATTTTTTTGTTGGAGATGCAATTCAAAAAAAAGGGTATGGTTTTGGAACTGGATTGTATGGTGGAGAAACTGCTACAAAAACTACCACTACTTTAAATGGTGCTTTATTAAACGACAGTGCTGGTACTGGAGGAAGTGGCACTAGTATTACTTTAACTTCTACTACTGGTTTTTCATCGGATGGTGGAACAATATTGGTAGGCACAGAATTAATTACATATGGTGGAGTTAGTAGTAATGATTTAACTGGAATTACTAGAGGAGCTTCTGGAACATCTACTTCAGCTCATAGTGATGGTACAACGGTAGAAGAGGCATCAGACTATTTTGGTTGGGGAGAGGCGACAACTAGTGCAGTGGTAACATTAGAACCAGGTAATTGGTCACTTGATAATTACGGACAAATTTTAGTTGCTACAGTAAGAAACAATAAAACATTTGAATGGAATCCAGCAGCCTCTGGAGCATTAACAACAAGAGCAACAGCAATATCCTCTAACCCTACTACAAGTGTTATGACTTTGGTATCTGATAGAGATAGACATTTAATACACCTAGGAACTGAAACAACTATAGGTAGCACAGCATCACAAGATAAAATGTTTATACGATTTTCTTCACAAGAGGACAACACAGACTATACTCCGACATCAACAAATACAGCAGGAACTTTTCGTTTAGATACTGGAACAAGAATAGTTGGAGGAGTGAATGCAGGAAGTTATACTTTAATACTAACTAACACAGCAGCTTACTCAATGAGATTTGTAGGACCTCCTTTTACTTTTGGATTAGAACAAGTAGGAAGTAATTGTGGTCTTATAGGTCAACACGCAGTAGTCGCTGTAAATGGTGTTGTGTATTGGATGGGTCAAGCTGGTGGTTTTTATTTATACGATGGTACAGTAAAAAAAATACCTTGCTCTGTTGAAGACTTTGTTTTTACAACTGTAGATGACGGTGATTTAGGATTAAACTTTAGTAGTCACGACATTATATATGCTGGGTACAATTCATTGTTTAACGAAATAAATTGGTTTTATCCTAAAGCTGATTCAAATCAAATTGATAGAATGGTTTCTTACAATTATTTAGAAGGCACTTGGTCTATAGGTTCTTTAGATAGAACAACTTATTATGATAAAACAATTTTTGATAATCCTTATGCAACACAATACAATTCTTCAGGCACACCAAGTTTTCCAACTATTCAAGGTGTCACTGCTGAGAACGGTGCATCAACTTTATATGCTCACGAAAAAGGTGTCGACCAAGTAGCCTCAGATGGAAGTAGTGTAGCGATTGTTGGTTCAATACAGAGTGGAGATTTTGAGGTTAAAGCTCAAGAAGCTGGAGTAGTTACAGAGGGAGAAATTTTTATGAAGATACGAAGATTTATACCAGACTTTCGAGCTCTTTCTGGTAATGCAAAAATTACTATAAATCTCAAAGATTTTCCAAGTGATACAGAAGCTAGTAGTAGTTTAGGACCTTTTACTATATCTTCATCCACAAAAAAAGTTGATACAAGAGCAAGAGCAAGAGCAGTAAATTTTAAAGTAGAAAATGTAACTACATCGGAAAATTGGAGGTACGGAACTTTTCGTGCTGATGTGCAACCTGACGGAAGAAGATAATGAGAAAAGACCCAATCAAAGGAACTGGAAAAAAACCAAAGGGTAGTGGTAGAAGATTATATACAGATGAAAACCCTAAAGATACAGTCTCTATAAAGTTCGCAACTTTATCGGATGCTAAAGCTACTTGTAGAAAAGTAAAAAGAGTAAACAAATCGTTTGCAAGAAAAATACAAATATTAACTGTTATGGAACAAAGAGCTAAAGTTATGGGTAAGACAGAAGTTGCAAGACTTGCTAAACAATGCAAAGAGTCTATTAGGAGAGAAAAAAATGGCTAAACTAGTTACAAATTTACCTGAACCCAAAATGGAATATGATGTGCAAAATCAAAGATTAATAAATTTATCTATTAAACAAATAGTAGAAAAATTAAATTTCTCTTATCAACAAGACATTAAGAATGAACAAAATACTTTTAACTGGTTTATATCATGACAATACAATATAAAAATGCTGGATTTAATTTAAACTCTACTGGTACAATATCTGTGTTAACAGCACCAACAAACGGTAGATGTTTAGTAAAACAAATACAAGCACACAATGGAAATACGAGTGCTGTAAATTTGTCAACGCAAGTAACTGACACTAGTGCAACAGCTACATTCAGAATTGATAATGCATCTATAGCAGCCAATACAACAAGACAAATCATATCACAAACTTTGGTATTGGAAGAGGGAGATGTGTTAAAAATGACTGCTGGTACAGCGAATGAAATACAAGGTATCATATCCTACGCACTTATAGACCGTTCTTTGGAGAATGGATAAGAATCGCCAGAGAAGATTCGAAGCAACTGGTAAGTGGTTTCAAAAAAGTAAAAATAAAAATACATGGCAAAACTGGGGTTTTGTGGGCATTTTGTTGATAAGTTTTATTTTTTATCTTTGCAATGTTGACATTAGAAGTGATTAGATGTTATTATTATTACAACAAAGGAAAAAAAATGACAAACAATTATTATTACATTACAACTGGGCAATTACAAAGAGTTGAACTTTATGATATAGCTAATGCTAAATCGCATTACTATTCAACTGGTGGCAATAAAATGTATGTTTTGAGACATTCATTTGAAGGTGATAATGGTACTGTTAGAGATTGGTATATCAAAACTTTATCAAAAAATATAGATGTTGCTATTGAGAAAGCTAAAGAATGGGTAAAAGAAAATGGTGAAAAAAATCACGATTTAATAATTAATAGCGATTATCAAGAAGTAGACCCTAATGGCACAATTCCTCAATGGGTCAAAGATATTAAAAAGAGCAATCAAATAGAAAAGGACAAAGCAAAAGAACGAGTAAAGAAGTGGGAAGCAGAGAGAGAGAAAAAACTATTAGAGCAAGAGAAAAAAAATAAAAAGATTTTATTAGAGTTATCTAAATCTGAGTATGTGGGTCAACCTAAAGATAGATTAGAAAAAAAATTAACTATTAAATCGTGGTTTACAAAAGAAATTACACCTTATTGTTATGGAGCTGATTCTCATATGAATATTATTACTCTAGAAGATGAGGACAAAAATCTATACACATATTTTGGTAGTGCAAGTATTGGTACTGACATTGAAAATGATGACGACACTTTAGATGAAAAACAACAATTAGTGAATTGGGTAGAAGGTAAAGATAGAGTGGGTAATACATATACTGTAAAATTTACAGTAAAAAAACATTCTTTATATACTCCTAAATTTGCTAGACTTTTTGACGAACATTATGAAGATGAGTATACGATAAATGATTATGGAGTAGATTTTAAAGGTGCAAAGCAAACTGTAATTCAAAGACCTAAAGTTATAAATTAGGTCTTTTATTTTTTTATGTAGTGTGATACTTTATAATTAATTTTTATTCAAT